GGCTTCTCGTTGGTGCCGGCGAACCAGCGGCGCTGCTCGTGGTAGGTGGTGGCGGTCGGGTAATCGTCGACACCACCGTTCAGGGTAATGATGTCCTCTGGCGGCGACTGCGTGGTGTCGGCCAGCACGTTGTCGTCGATCACCTGCAGCGACGGGATACTGGCGAGGCCAGTGGTGGCGCTGTTGGCGACCTTCTTGTTGGACTCGTAAGTGAAGGTTGTGCTGTCGATCACCGTGACGTGCCAGGCCCCGTCGAACGAGGGCACCCCGGTGCTCTCGATCAGGACGTGGTCGGAGGTGATGAACCCGTGTGCGCTGGAGGTCACCACGGTGACGGTGTAGGCAATGCTGGTGCGCGAGATCGAGCTAATGCTGACGGTGGCGCCGGCCACGGGTACAACCTGGCCGATGTAGCCGTAAATGCCGCCGCGCAGCTTGTAGACGTTGTAACGGTTGATGCCAGTGACGCCGTCCCAGGTGACGGTGTTGAAGTTGCCGGCGACGGTCAGGTTGTTGTCGGCGCCACTGGGAGCGCTCGCCAGGCTCTCGGTCACGCCGTCGGGTTGCACCGCAGTGACCACGTACTTCTGGGGCGACTCGTTGCCGGCGGTGCCGATGGTCGGTGTGACGGTGAGGCCGGTCGGGGCGTTGGTGGGGGCAGCGAACGAAACGTTGGTCAGGGTCCAGTTGGTGACCCCTAGGCGCTTCAGCTCGCGCGCGGGATAGAGCGGGTGCACGATCGTGATCACGTCGGCCGACTGAGTGAAGTGCAGGTCGAACAGATCCGCCGCGTCGTAGGTGCTCACCAGGGTGTAAGCCCGCGCAGCCGTGGAGCCCACGGCGGTGGTGGCCACACCCCACAGGTCGGTGGTGGTGAAGGTGTCAGCGTCGACCACCGTGACTTTGTGCCAGCGGGTGCCGATGTAGACCCAGTCGCCGGTGGCATAGCCGTGGGCGGCGGTGGTGTTGACGGTAGAGCCTGCGATCGAGCTGATGGCCTTGGTAGCCTCGAGCAACGTGCCGCCATCAATGTGGAAGCGGATGTAAAGATCCCCAAACTCGAGCACCGCGGTCTGGCTGGCGCTGAAGGCGAACGGGATCAGGCGCACCGCCTGGGTGCTGTCCTTGGCTTCGTTCACAAACTCAAAACCCGGGCGGCGCGCGGCCGGCCCGTGTGGCAGGGTGACGAAGTTGCGTGCCAGGCTCAAACCCGTTTGGTACTTGGTCAGGTCCAGGCGCCCAGCGAGCTCGGGCGTGATCTCACCCCCGGCGAACGATCTCAGCAGCAGCTTGGTGCTCATGTGCGGGCGACGAGTTGCGAGGCCTTGAACACGTGCTCGGTGCTGCTTGAGTTGGCGGAGCTGGCCGCCGCCAGGTCAGCCATCGCCATCGCGCGCTGGCGCATGGCGTCGCCGATCTTGGTACCTTCGTTGCCCTTGATGATGGGGCCGGCCACGTAGTGGGCCAGGGCAAAGCCCAGCGCTGCGACAAACGTCGGCGTGAACTTGGTCGAGTCCGTCACGTCCCGGACGTAAATCAACACCGCGTCTGGCTCGTTGCTGTAGAGCACATCGCCTTCGATGTCGAAGTTTGCGGAATCCTGATCGTTCGGGCTGTAGTTCAGCTCGTCCTGGTTGAACACGGTAAGCGTTGAACCAGGGCGCAGCACGCGAAGGGCGCGCAGGCAATCAGATGGCCGGGTGTAGGCGTAGGCCCAGGCCGTGCTGACGTTGGTGACTTCAGCCAGCGCCTGGCGCTTAAGCGAGAACGACCAGCTGCCGGGCTCGAGCAACTCAGTTCGGGCCAGGTCGTAGAAAGTGGCGCAATGCCCGGCTTCGACACTGCCGTCGGGCGGGCTAATGCTTGAGACACGCGCCTCTGAGCCAATGTGACTCAGGGCCATGTTGCAAATCTGAACGACTGAGGCCATTGGGTTCTCCGATGCGGGCCAGTGTAGAACCGACACCAAGCCCCACGGATACTCAGCGCCGGCGCAGCAGTACCGTGCCGCCACCGGTGGCAATGAGCGTGCCGGTCAACGCGCCGCCCGGGCCGTAGACCAGGCCCGCGCGCACGTCCTCTGGATCCGGCAGCAGGGGGATGCGCGCGGCGGCGCCGAGCAGCTTCGGGTTGGTGCCGGTAAGCGTGCCGCTGGTGGCGTGCGTGCAAAAGCGTGTGGCACTGCCGACGATGATGCCGTTGCTGCCACCGAGCGCTCCGCTGGTGGCGTGCGTGCGAAAGCGTGTGGCACTGCCGGTGGTGGTGGTGCCAGGGCCGGTAAGCGCGCCACTTGTTGAATGCGCGACGGGGACGGCAATGCGGGCGGCGCTGCCTGCTAGGCTGGCGCCAGGGCCCGCCAGGGCACCAGTGGCTGCATGCACGCGAAAGCGGGTCGCGCTGCCCGCAACGCTTGACCCCTGCCCACTGAGCGCGCCGCTGGTGTCGTACGTTATCGGCCCCGCCTGGGTCAGCAGCAGGGTCAGCAGCATGGATTAGATCAACGCAAAGTTAATTTCGACGGCGACAGTGCCCACAGAAGCGACGGCGCCTTGCACAACTCGGATGCCTGAGTTCTCGCGAACAATCAGTTTGGAGCCTTCGTTGCGAATAATGTCCGCGCCTTGCGCTGCCGCCAAAGCCGATGCCGCGTTGGTTTCCTCTGTGAACACCCATCGCGAGCCAAGATAAGCGCCGGCCGTCGCGCCTCCCGTTGGGGCGAGACGCGCAGTGACTTGCGTAGGAACAACAGCGTCATCGGTATCAAACCTGGTGATCGTTGGCGCAGTCAGCGAGGCGCTGTCGTTCGTTGCTGCTGTGCCACCCGTTCCAACAGCGGTCGTGCGCGTGAGTGCGACTTCGACACCCACAACGCCTGTAACGGCAGTGTCGATGTCCGGGTAAACGAACATGGACAGCACTTTCATGATCCTGCCAGAGCCCGTGGCGTTAAACAAATCGCATAGCACTTTGTTCGCGCCTACCGCCTGTGAAGGGATTACCAGCCTATAGCGGGCGTTGCTGCCATCAATCTGGCCGTTTTCATCGGCGATACATACCACCTGGTACTCTTTGCCATTGACTAACTGCGTCGCAATTGTCGCGCCTGTGCCAGGGGTTACCTGTATTGAGTCATTTGCTTGTGGCATGTCAGGCGCTCAGTGCGGTGTAGGTCAGGCTTGAGCAGCTCACGGTGTCACCCGCAGCCACGGTCAGGCCGTTGGTCATGTTGATATCGCTGGCGCTTGCAGCTACGGCGCAGTGGATCACCACCGTGCCCGCAGAGGTCTGCAGGGTCGCGGTGGCCACTGGCGATGCGTTTCCGGTGGCGTTGGTGTCGCTGGTAATGGCGTTGGCGGTCGCGGTGCCGCTAACTGCTGCCGGGAACGCGGTCGCGCTCAGGGAGAGTGTGGCGACGGTGGTGCCGGGTGCGGACACCGTGCCAGAGAGACGGAATGCCAGCTTGCCGCTGGCCCCGATCAGTGCGGTTACCGCGTCAGTCGCTGCGTTGCGGGCCGCCGTCGAGTGGGTGGTTGCCATGGGTGAGTCCTTTCAGTTGTTCTTCGTTGAGGTAGCCCACCATCTGGTACTCCTCAACCTGGCCGCTGTCTTTGCGGGTGATCTGCACGGTGAAGCTCAACTCGCCCACCTGTCCTTGTAAGTCGGCCATGACAGTCTTTCAGAACACGGACTTGCGGCCCGCTAGCACGACTTTGAGTGCGGTGGTGCCATCCCCGCCAAAGACGCGGGGCTTGATGTAGAGGGGAAGCTCGACGATCGCCTTGAGTGCGGCGGTGGTGAGCGTGAGCGCGCTGCCCGAGGTGTCGGTCAGTGCGTGGTAGGTTTCGCCGTCGTTGCTGCCGCCGATGGTGACGGAGGCGCCGCCGAAGGTGCCGGCGACCTGGATGGCGCGATCAGAATAGACGGCGAGTCTTACCGGCTCGCCGTCATCATCCGCCGCCAGGTTGCCCCAGGTCGTCACCGCCACATCGAGACTGGTCTCGATGGGAAAGGTGGTGACCGGGGCGATCGTTGCCATGCCTGCCTATCAGGCGAGGAAACCATTGTGGACATCGGTGAAGCTTTTGGCGTCACCTTTGCCCATTTCGGACAGAGCCTTTGGCTCTTGCTTGGTGCTCGGCTTGACCTTGGCCGCCTTGGCCTCGGTTGAAGCCACCGGTGCGAACCAAGAGCCCTTCGATCCTTGCGGGATGTCGAGCTCGTCGCCGATGCGCACGCGGCGCCCATTGTAGAAAGCCGGCTTAATTGCAACGATCTTCATGGGCTACCGATCAGAGCTGGAACGGGGCGTCGTAGGCCTTCCAGCGGGCGACGTCATCGACCAGGAAGGCGTTGACCTTACCGGCCGTGAACGCGGCCGTGCCGGTCACCTGCTGGATGCCGATGTAACGCTCGTAGGCGGTGCCCTCCATGGGCAGCTGCACGGCCATTAGCGTCTTGCCGGCGGTCATGCTGGCCACGGGCCAGGCCACCGAGGAGACCAGTACCGTGGGCGAGGACAACGAGGAGTTGTCATCGGTGACCAGGTTGAACTGGCCGGTGGCCGAGCCGCCCGAGGTGGCAGCGGTGTCCACCGTCACCACCAGGTAGACGGCCTGGTCGCCGCCCAGGTCACGGGCCACGCCCAGGTCGACCACGTCGCCGAGCAGGTAGGAGCCGGCAGCGCCGGTGTTGAGGGCAGTGGCGTCGCAGAATTCGCCGCGTTCGTCGAGAATCATGATGAGGTTCCTTTCAAGTGAGCTGGGGTTAGACCACGCGGGTTTCGGTGTTGATCAGCGCGTCGGTGCGACGGACGGGGATGTCGTCGAACGTCATCACGCGCTTACCTTCCACGGTTTCCCAGGTCAGGTTGCTGGAGACTTTTTCCAGGATGCCCAGACGCAGCTTCTCGCGGATGTTGCGGTTCATGTAGAACACCGCGCGGCCCTTGCCCAGCATCGGGATGCGCTCGCTCGCCTTGATCATCCACTCGATGATGTTCTTGGTGTTGGCGGGCGTGTTGAGCTCGGAGACGTCGATGTTGGCGATGCGCACAAAGTAGCGCCAGTCGCGGATCGCCAGACCCGTGTCCATGCGGTAGTGGGTGCGATAGCCTTCCATGCGGCCGCCAGCGCCGTCCACGTTCTCGATCGTGACCTGACCCTTGTCGGTCATCTGCAGGCCGCCCTGGCTACCCTTGGGGTAAATGCCGAAGCCGGTCTGAGGACCCCACACGCACAACCAGATGGAGGTCAAGTCACCACCAGAGCCGGAGAAGGCGTCAACGATGTTGTCGCTGTTCTGTGCGCTCAAGGAGTTGTAGCGTGGAGCCAGGCCAGTGAAGGCCTCGGGCTCAGAGCCTTCGTTGCCGTAGAACAGCGTCTGGGCATGCTCCTGAGCCATGCCCTCGATGTGAGCGGCATCTTCCGACAAGCGGAACGCGGCGGTGTTGCCGTTTAGGTCGGCGAGTGCCTTGTCGACTTCGGCGTAGGCTTCGAGCATACCGCACGAGTCAGTCACCTGCGCGGTGGTTGACTTGGTGGGCTGCACGCCGCCGTACAGCTTGCGCCACGTGGGGGTGGGCAGGCCGGTGCGAACGGTGGTCTTGTGACCGGTGGGCAGGTTGCCTTCAACGAAGCTCATGTCCTGCAGGACTTCGTTCTGTGCGGCCAGCAGTTCGACGATCGAATCGATCTTGCCGTTGGGATCCAGACGCTTGGAAACGTCCAGGAGAGTGGGGTTGTTTGCTGCGAGGGTTGCCATTTCTTAACCTTTCAGTTCATGTTGGGGAACATCTTCTTGGCCATGTCGTTCTCTGGTCCTTTCGGACTTCCAGACACGAAACGGTCGCTACTGATCGCCATGCCTGCCTT